GGCGAACCAGTAGAACTCCTTGCTCTCCCCTTCCAATACGATAAAGTTTACGAGTTTCCTCGTCCGTAAAATCAAGTCTCTTGTAATCGAGGTCATAGTCAAACTCCTTCATTAGCGTCTTAGTAATTTTTGGATTGGTACTTGTCTAATCTTTTCTATCACATCTGTCTCTACCTTGTCAACTATTTTATCAAGTAAGTCTATATCAATCTGCATGAATGGTGGAATGATACCTAACAATCTTAACAGACCATCTACAAATAAAGCAAGAGTAGTAAATCCAAGAATCATAGAGATAACCGTTGCGTCTCTATTGTGCTTTGCCATTGATGCTGCATCAATCTTTCTTGCCTCTTCTACTGCTACCTCAACTGCTTCCGCTATCATTAAGTCAACTTCTTCTTTAGTGTACGCTACTTCACGTATTTTTTGTTCTGTCATTCTTGATCCAATATCTGTTAAGGGGAACTCTTTTATTATTGTGTCTACCATTTTATCCTCCATCAAGTGCACAACCTATGGTAGCACCACCAATTATACCTGCAGGTACTGCCCACCATCTACCATCGCCTTGTGATCCATAACCTGCTAGTCCACCACCAAGCAATGCACCTATAACAGAACCATCAGAGCAATCATTGTCATCATAATAAACAGGTTCAGTCACTCTATCAGGTGCTCTGTAGACTCTTGTGATAGGGTCACAGGGGACATCTATTGTATCTGTCCAACTCTTTACATAACCAGGACTATCGAACGTACCAGGAACATACTCTTCTCTATATTCCGTCTTGGTACATGTTCTAGTGAGAGAATATCCCTCTTGATATTCATTCGCAAGTGCAGAGACAGGGGTCAATGCAATCACAGATGCAAGTAATACTTTCATTGTTTTAATATGTATGATTATATTATAGCAAAAAAGGGAGTGTTGACAACTCCCTCTTGTGCCAGTTTATAAATTGAACTTAATCTTCTTCTGCTAATCGTGAGAAGTATGACAAAGTATCCTCTTCATCTTGTACTGGAGAAGAAGCAACTGCTTTCTCTCTGAAGTTTGAAACTTCTTGTCCCCAAGATTGCCCTGTACCTTTTGGTAAGTCTTCATGGGATTCATCCTCTATGGTTGGATGAGGTATTGATAAACCTAATACAAGATCAAGACGTTTTTTCAACGCATCATAATCTTTAAAGTTCTTTGCACTTTCAAATTCTGTAAGAGAGTATCCTTGTTTCCAAATAGACTCTAGTTTGCTATCATCAAAACCACCAAGTGTTCCTGATGCTGCGAACTCAGACTTATCATAATTCCAATAACCATCTAGTTTTCTGATCTTCAATTTGAAGTCAGCACCTTTCCAAAAATTGAAAGGATCTAATGGTGTCTCGTCTGCAAATGCAGGTTGCATTGCTTCAACGAGTTTGTCAAAGATCTTTTTACCATACTTATACAAGAAAACCCTACCTTCATTCTCTGGATGCTGTGGATCAGACACAACATAGATGTTAGAATAGTAAGATAACTTTCTCTTTTGAGCACGAGCAATGTTCTTGTCGGACTCTTTTCCAGTGTTCCAAAGTTCACGATTGTACTCGCCAACTGGATCATCTTTTCCAATAGTTGTTAAACTATTTTCGATATACCATTGTCCACCAGGACCTTTGAATGCATGACTCCACACCTTTGCCCAAGGCATTTCCTCGCCATCAGGGGCAGGAAGGAATCTTATTACTGCAAATCCATTACCAGATTTATCTAGTTCTGGTTTCCAGAATCTCTCATCAGCACTATTGTTCTGTTGAGGTTGATTGATTTTCTCAATCTCTTGTGTCAGTTTGCTAAGAGTGTTTCCTGTTGAGGATGCTTTCTTAAGTGATGCAAAAGACATAGTTGTATTCTCCGTATTTTTATATTGTGAGTATTGTACTGTGTAATCGTACCATACTATTTATCAGGTGTCAAGTTCTTTCTTTCGAGCAGCATCTAAAGTCTCTGTTAATTTGTCCAAACACTCATACAAGTTTGAGAATCCAAATGCTTGAGACATTAAGTTTACTCTTTCCTTCATGTCTGCTGCTTCATCATCATCTGGAGCAGACAAACATAATCTTGTAAAGAAAGTTTTTTGTTTTTCAATTAGATCTTGACACTTATCTATGTGTTCTATGCGAGTCTCTTTAGGTTCAAATTGTATCTTTGCAGTCATAGATGCAAGGTTTTGATACGTTGAGAATATATCTCTTAGATTATCTTGCACTTGTTCTGATTTAAAAAAATCTGTCATACTTTTTCTGCTATTGTGTCTCGTATTGTTCCTCTATAAATTTTACAATCTAGTTTTATAAAGGGTTGATATTTTAAGACTTTCATTCTAATCTCTTTCCATATAGGATCAGTTAGAACTTTGTCAAAATGTTTTATATAACCTAAACATGATTCAAATACTACAAGAGTTTCTAATGATATATCTCCTGCAAGATATTGTTTCAATAGTTTAGGATGCTTACCTTGTTTGATGGTAAAAATTTTATCAAAGTAATCCTCATAGGGATAATTATATTCATCCAATAATGAATACACATCCTCTTTAAATTTATAAGAGAAAGATTCTTGATTTATCTTCCAGTTTTTATACACATCATCACTAAAAGATTTAATATAACCTTTAGGATCTGCAATAAAATTAGCAACGAAGTAGTCTAATGTTTCTCTATCAGAATACTTTGTTGCTAGTTTTTTGAAGAAATAACGATCATGTCTTTGTTCAAAAGCATCTTCACTTGCTCTGACTTTACCATGATACTTATGGTAATCATACTTTTCTTTAGTGAAGTGTTGTTTCAATGCAAGATACATCTTATACACTTCAAATCCTGTCACAATGGTAAGACTCCTTTAGAAGATTTTTTCATGTAGTTTAATCTCTGTGCTTCATGACGGAGACGTTCTTTCAATGGTTTAGAAACTAACTTAGGTACAGTCTCTAATTCAACCTCATTCTCTTGGCAGTAGGTAACAATTGCCTCGATGTAAGTGATCAATCCATTACTTGCCTTGACCAAACGTTCAATCTCTTGAGAGAATTTGGTTGGTGTAAGGAAGGTATCGTCTTGATTCTTCTTAGCATCCGCTTTAGGCATTAGTTTTTCTCCTAACAAATTCCTCAATGTAGGATTTAAGTAATTGTAAATAGTCATCAAGATTGTGCTTCTGAAATACTTGTACAGATCCCTCTTCTGTTGCGATAAGTGTGACAATTTTCTTGACCTCAATTCCAGTGCGTTCGAGGAACATCGCTGCGTATGCAGTCTCTTGAACAAAGTAATGTTCAATGTATTCCTCTTTCTTTTCTTTAGTGGATGTTTTAAAATCAATTACTGCCAACTCACCATCAAACTCAGCGATACAATCTACACGACCTGCTAAACCAAGGTAATGAGAGTAAAGAAATGATTCTAAACAGTGTATCTTATCTATTCGATTGAGAGTATCTTTAGCGGACTGAAACATTCTAACAGATAATGGATTATTTTCCAAGTACTTGTCAAAATTTAGTTCACCATTGATGTAATCTTCTGCGATATTATGAAACGCAGTACCTCTCTGTGTTGCCCTTGCAGTAATACGATTAGCTTCCTCTTCACCAATTTTCTTTCTCCATTTTGAGAAGAAAGCAGCGTTCTTAAACGATGTGATTGAGGTGACGCTTGGGTAATATTTATCAGTATTAGGTAGTTTGTAAAACCTAACACCATCTTTGTTCACAGGTTCGGTCTCTAAAGTTTCGAGATCAACATCAACAAATGTAAAAGTCATTAATTAAAACCTAGATTATACTTAGCAAGTAGATATGATTTAACTAATCCAGAGCGAACGATGTCACCGATATCAAATTCGACACATGTAAACTCTTTCATTTCGTTAATTATTCTAATAAAATCAGAGATACCAGATTTCTCATACTCTTTTGTTAAGTCTGTCTGTGCTATGTCTCCGCAGAAAACAATCTTAGAATCTTCACCTATCCTTGTTATCATAGAATCGAGTTCATGAAAGTTTAAATTACTGAACTCATCTACAATAACGATAGTGTTATCAAGAGTGACACCACGAATGAAACTGGTTGACCAGAAATCAATAGTGTCTTGTGATCTGAGATTGTCATAGAGCATCTCAAATGAATTGTCATCAGGCATACTAAACATATACCTTACCATATTTTTGTATGGTATCTGATAGAGATAGGATTTATCCTCATGGTCACCTGGTAGGAAACCAATCTCTCTCGTAGGAACTAATGACCTTACAATTACTATTTTATCATAGTTTGTGGATTCGTCAAGTACTTCTTGTAGAGCAAGATATAATGAAATAAATGTCTTACCTGTTCCTGCTGCACCATGTAGTAATAAGTTTTGCCCACGTTGATATGCCTCGAACGCTGTCTTCTGATTATCAGTTATCGGTTCGATAGGTGTCATGTAAGATTTGTCGATGGGTTTCTTACGTTTCATCATCTTCTTAGACATGGGTTGGATCGGTGCACCATTTTGACCGTTTCCAGATTTTTTTCTTGCTCTTGGCATAGTTTAAGTAAACCTTGATAGGTTAGCGGTAGGATGATTTTCTTGAACTTTGGACATGACTTCTTTGAAACCATCGTCCATCTTAGGAGTACCATAAACGGTACCACCTACACCTGCCATCCAATCTTTATCCCACTCAGGGTTATCTTTTCTCCATTGATCATAATCTTTCATACTCATGTTGAGTTCTTTCTTCTCTTGAGTATTTTTATTTATTACAGGGTAAGTAGGCATGTTAAATCTCCAAGGCATCAGATATTACAGGAAATTCTTTTATGAAGATCTCTTCAATGGCATGAGCGATTTCCATGTGCTCTTGTTGTGTGCCATGACCACCCCTTAATTGTAGGTAGTGTATCCAAGAACGAATAGTTCCTGTCATGTATAGTCTTGTTGGTGTTGCTAATGGGAGAACAAATCTCGCACACTCCTTTGCAACTCCCTCTTCAATGAGTTCATTATAAAGAGACATCGCTTCTTTAAAGTGATGAGCGATCTTACTCTTGAGGATGATCTTCTTCTCATAGTGTATATCATCTATACTATTTTGTCTGTTCTTATGGTCTTGACTTCGTAAGTCAGGTACTTCGATACCATCTGCTAAAAGATTTGTATTAGCATATCGTTGAGAGAACTCTTGGAATGTGAATGATCTATGTCTGAGTATCTGTGCAGCAATACCACGAGTAGTTTCAATCTCTATCGTCATACTTGCTTGCTCAAAGATAGACCAATGACCATGTTTTATACAATACCTTAGTAGTCCTTCCACGTTAGGATTGTCTTGGTTCTTTGGATTGCTAACTCTAGCAATATAACCAATTAACTTTTCAGCGTCTGGTGTGACAGATACCTTAGTTACTTTCATAATAATCTGGTTTGAATAATAATGATACTAATAGACCTAGTGCAAGTGCTTGCCAGTATGTTATAACTGTCAATCCAAATAGAGGAGGCATTACCCAGTTCCATAACCATCTAACAATAAATGGTTTAATAAAGAAAGAAGCGATAGCACCTATCGCTTTAGAACCCAACTCTTGTTGTTCTTTCTGTGTCATGTTAGATGGATTTTTAATATTATTATATACTGTCATCGTTTTTTCCTAGCGGGTTTCTTTTTTAATTCAGCAGGATCTGTCCACATACCAGGTGCAACCCTACCACCAGATTGTGCCATAGTCACAAAGTTTTCTTTGTATAGATCATAATAGTAATCAAATAAATCTACTTGCTTACCTGCCATTGCCAAGTCATGTTTTTCTACACCATCCACCTTGTAGGTAATCATGTAGCATGTATATGGTAATGTTTTATCTTCTGCTTCGTCCTTCTTACAATCTTGCTTCAAGATTTTCACGAACGACCTCCCCATACTATAGATGGAAATGCTTCAGAGATAACTGCCTTAGTAATTCTTTTATACTTTTGATTCAAATTACCATCTTTTACAAGACATAAAAGTTCTGCTTCTTCAGCAGATAAACCTTCTAGTAATTGAATGAACATTTGTTCTCTCTTAGCACGAGGAAGGGTGCTATCACCACCTCTAAAAAACCTATAGAGACCTCTGTACTCGGATTCTAAACGAGTATGATCTGTCCCTACAGGTGCATCGTTAGGATTAAATGGCACTTCTCCCTCTGGCATTAGGCAGACAATAGATTCATCAAAGTTAATGATCATGAGTTGTCTTAATGCAACACTATTATGTTTCTTGAGTAGTGCTACCTTTTCCTTTTTAGTTTTTGCATTTGAGACCTTGCGTAAGATCTCGCTAATAAGCAATCTTGAGTTGCTGTTATCAAGTGTTTTTGGCATAATTAATCAATCATCATCTTCATCTGTTAAATCAGGTTGCTCGTCCCAAGGTGTTGCGGGTCTGATGTAGATAAGTTCATCATGTAAAAGATTACCATCTTCATCTAACATTTCGGGATGTGTCACTGACTTTGCATAGGCAGCATTTTCAATGTAGTCTTCTACATAACCTTTTGCTAACCATGAAACAGTGATTCCCAGAAGGAATGCTCCGATAGTTACCAGAACAACTAATGCGATTACCATTAGACAACCTCCAGAATAATCTGATTCTATTTAGACCGTTTCTTACGGCCAGGTTTTCTTTCCTTTTCGTATAACCACGCACCCTCTAAGATAGAATAAAGATACTTTCTTATTTTGCGTGCTCTGGGTTTACCAAGATGACCATATGCTTCACGAAGCAATTGATGATCTCGATCAGAACCACCTTTGATGTATGCGTCAAGGTCAGAAATAGTTAAAGCAAGACCACCTGCAGTAGGAGAGTCGATAAACTTCCTAGTATATGCACGTGTTGCTTTAGAGTCCTTCAAGTAATTATAACACTTAAAGTAAAATTTGTCATCCGTGAAAGCAAGATCAATTGCTCTCTCGACCATTTCTTCAATGTCATCCATTAAATAATTCCTTTCTCCTGTAAGTATTGTAAGGTGTCCTTACAACCACCAATGTGTTTACCATTGATTTGGACTTGAGGAAAGGTTGCACCCTCTCCGAACTCTCCATAGAACTCTTTGCGTGTAAAGTCTAATCCATACTTGTATTCAACGTATGGAAACCTTATACTATCCATTAATTGTTTTACCCTCTCACACCATTGACAGTTATCTTTGGAATAGAGGACAGTCTTATGAATAGGTTCCATGTTTGTACTTAAGATTTACATTCTTATGTATAAATCTACATTACCATAAAAAAAGAGACCTGTCAAGCAGGTCTCGTTTGGGTGTTCCGAATGTAGAGACCGCACGAAAAGGTCTCATCACTATTTAGAATACGTACTTAGTACCTAACTTAACACCGTATGCGTTGTCACCAACTTCTGCTGTTTGAACTGTGAACTCTCCATATACACCAACTGCTTCGTTGAAAGCTACATTACCGCCAACTTTTCCTAAGAAGTCTGTTGATGAAGAACCACCATCTGTTGCAGTGATGATAGGACCACCTTGAGCATACCAGTTGTTTCCTTCCCAACCGATTGCTAAATCTGTTGCTGTAGATGTGTAATCACTACCTGTTAGTGATGAGTTTACTTCTACATTAACATATGGACCAGCAAAAGCTGCACCAGAGAATAGAAGAGGAGTTGCTGCCAATGCAGCGATTGTTGATTTGATCATTGTTTTTATAAGTATCTCGCAAGCATAAAAAAATCCTGCGGATGGAAAATCTTTCGACATAAAGATTTTTACATTCCACGCAGGGCACGATTGTTTCGATCCGTTGTGTAGCGTAATGTTATTTAGTATAACATTTCCTTAATTATTTGTCAAGTGTGCCAGTTTCATGACTGTCCTTCTTTGACATACGTTTAATCATCTTAGCATACATTACCTCAGAACGTGAGTACATGCCAGGATTTTCCTTTGCTAGTCTAATTAATTTCTTCGCTGCCTTTCGATTGGATTTTTTTGAGTTGTCTACCATATTCATCTAATTTTTTTCTAGATTCAATTAACATATCTGCAACTGTCTTTCTTCCCTGATAAAAACCCTCTGGGTCTATATCGACATCAACAAGATCTGAGGGATCTGTTATAGATTCAAAAGTTATATCTTGATCTCCAACAACCTCTCTTAGTTCTTGAGTTAGTTGATCTTTTTTGATTTTCATAATAGTATTTATACCCATAAAAAAAGGAGTCCGTAGACTCCTCAGTAATTATAATGCGTTGCCTCGTGGCAAGACCTCTTCTGGGAACACGAAGTTCTCATGCGGTTGGTCTACAGATGACATCCATGCTCTCATACCTTCATTTAAAAGAATGTTCTTTGTATAGAAAG